AACTGAGGCAATGACGGCACAACCCATGATTGAAGCGTACACATATTTGGCAATACAGATAACTCAAGGTCTTTAATCCAAATGCCATCCACTACATCTGGCAAGATATACGCTATCTTACCCCCACCTGATTCTTCGCCCATGTGTAAGTCATCAACCTTTACATGAGGAACGCCCCTGCTATGATACTTCCTGAAGTAATTACTTGATTCCACAACGGCCATAAATTCCGCATAAATCGGGTAAAGAATAGGCAAGTAGTTTTGCGTGTAACGATCCTCACTATACATTGAGTTTTCACTTTCGGTGCATATCAAGAATGTAAGCGATACATCAAGCGAATCCTTCCCGCTTACTTTTCTTTCATCAAAGGAATAAATCAGGGCTATAAGCGGATATTTAACCTCCTTATTTCCTTCTGATTTATCTTTTGAAGCAAGACGTTGGCGGATGTGATTATAAGACCCGTACAAGAACTGAACATCACGCCCTAATTCAGTGCGAAGATTTGCACTGACATCCTGCACTATCTTTTCAAATAGCGAAGGAATAGAAACAGGTAATTGTTCGTATGTATGAGCCATTATATACCGATGTTGTTTTGTTTGATAAAGAACCTATCTGGCTGATTGCCTGTAAATCCTGCGTAATCGGGATAGTCCGCCTTGTTTTGATAAATAAAATCATCAAGGATTCTATTTAGTTCCACCATGCGATTCCATGCCCTTACTGATGTCTTTACGATACTAACGGGAGTCGCATTTTCAGGAAGTTGGCGTATAACACCAACCCCTGAATTATGCGATTTTAAGCCTGTTAGAATCTTTGTAAAAACATAGTTAGCTATCGGGCTTTCTTTTTCCGTATTAGCTAACCCGCGCCACTTATTCAATAACCCATTTGAGTCTGTGAATTCAGCACCCTTCCAGATTTTATACCAAATGCCAGACGTAGGGTTTGATGCAATGGCAGCGGTTAAGTCCTTTGCCATTTTATACCCTAAGAAGTCAACAAGGTAGTTATCTTCATGGATTGCTGTCATCTCGATATAATACTGACCTTCAGACTTTAAATCGTCTGTATTTGGCAGTATGTTATCACCAACAAAATATGAGTTATTGATTATCGTAGCCATACGGATTTACTTTTTTACGTGACCTTTTGCAATCAAGGTATCAGCAGTTTCAGCGTTCAAAGTGTATTTTTTACCCTCTTTGTACTTATCCTTTTTGCCTGTTCCTGTTACGGTGACAAAGCCTTCAGGCGCTTGTACTACTTCTTCCTTTTTTGCAGGTTCTTGTGTGTGTGTTGCTTTCGCCATACTATTTAAAATTAAGGAGTTTCAAGTGCTGCAATAGAGTTTGTAATGTTTGACGCGTAAACAATAGCTGCTTTGTCGTTCTCTTTCACATAGTGAACAGCTCGCATTTCACCTAAGATGGTAACTTGGTTTTTAGTGAAGTTATCGCTGTTCAAACCAACGCTGATGTTGAACTCTTCACGAATACCCAATGTACACTTAGATGGGTCAAGGATGTAGGCTTCATTGGCAGTTACCCCATTGTTTTCTACAACCAACAGACCAGCAGAGGTCATCAACCCGCCCGGAACATCCGTAGCATAACGACCGTTTTTGTCTTTCACCATGCGAAGCAAAGCAACGTCATTTGGGTTCATCAATGCAACCGTTGCGTTATAGTTTGATTTAGCAACCTGAGCCTTTGCAGTCACCAGGAAGTCAAAGATATTGGCGTTCTCAATCAAATCAGTGAACCCGGTTGTTGCATAAGCAGTTGCGTATGTTTCAATTCCTTTCAAGTTCGGGCTTGTACCGCTACCTGTTAAGATTTGAGAATCCAATTCCAATTCAACCAATTCGCGTAATTCATCATTGATGATTGACTGCAAGTAAGGTAAGTCGGCCAATGCCTGCTTAGTAACGGTTACATAAGATGCAACGGTTTCGACAGGTAATTTGCGCTCAACCAAATTGAAGTCGGATTGTGACTTAGCATTTCCTTCGGTCTGCATACCTGCACCACCTTCAGCGGTTGCTTTGTCAAACCAACTGATATATTGGTCTGCAATCGGACGGGTACGGATTAATTGGCGTAAGAACGGCGCACGACGGGCAAATTGCCCCACATTCGGGTCCCATGAAGAAATCCCAACAAATCCGCCTGAGTAGTTAGATGAACTCATGTTAGCAACGTCCTTGTTTACGATTGACATCTCAACCGATTGGCCGGGCTTCCAATTCTTCAATTGCTCGATGTGCTGACCTAATTGTTTGCTTACTTGGTCCGCAAATGTTGGCTCTTTGTAGTCACGTTGTTTCATGGCCTGCAATTCTTCGATTGCAATACCTTGAGCCTTCAACGTGTCTGTTAAAGAGTCCTGAACGGCTTTAGTTTCAGTTTTGATTGATTCGGTTAATGCTTCCATCTTTGAAGCAAATTCCTGATTGTTTATCATCCCGTTTAATTTATCGGTGACAAACTTTTGTGCCTGACCTGTGATTTCTGAAATCAGGGCTTTTTCTTGTTCGTTAAATTCCATTGTTTTTGATTTTTAATAGTTAAAAAAATTGTGCTTCACGAGCTTTGCGTAGTCCACCTGATTGGCAGTTGCCGGATCGGGGTTGTCTGAATTGTCATTAACGGATTCAGGATATGTTATAGGGGTTGCATCGTTACTACCAAATAGCACCATACTACCCTCTTTAATTATTTTTGCTTCTTCTATGCCCCACAAATACCCCGCTTCATCAACGGCTTCTTTGTTTACGATTTCGGGGTAAACAGAGTCGAAGTATAGTTTATTTTCTGCGTATTCCTTATCGTTGGAGTTGATGCCTAAACGCAGTTTAACGTATTGCATACGGACGCTGTTTTGTATCGGGCGCTTCTGTTCAATGATTTGTTTTGCCTGCTCATGTACTATCTTATCCATTTCAATCTCATAAACCAGCGCCTCAGTTGTTCCGGCGTAGTTCTTACCTAAAAACGCCCATGATACCACCTTAACCATCGGCTTCACATCCGTAGGCCATGCGATTATACTTGTGGTTTTGAGTTCATGGTCCATGACGTAGAATAGTTTGCCGTCCTGCTCATTGACTGACTTGTTCCAGATGCCGGGCCTGTGAACATCACCATGAGAATCATAGTAATTGATGGTATTGATTACGGGATAAACCGCAGTTGATTTCATCGGGAACGGTTGACCCTTTTGACTAACTGCATCCTTCATCAATTCAAATGGCGCAAACTGACCTTTACTCTTCGATTCGTATATTGCAGCCTTCTTTATCGCTATCAACTTCGATTCGTTGGCCTTCAATTCCTTGAATAGTTCCGCCTTGTTTGTGAAGGTCTTGTTCAGTTCGGGTATAAATATTTTCATCTTCCTTAAGTATTTCTTTTTCAAGTTTAGCTTTCTTCAGGCGTATCACCCTCTCCGCTTCCTGTTTCGTTAGTATTTTCATAAACTTCGCTCATTTGGTATTTGTATCGGTTGCCGTCTGTGATAGGCTTCTGACCTATCATTTCCAACATCTGATTGAATGTAATTGCATTTAGATTGAACTGCATTTCAGCGGCTTCTGTGATAGCTTTTATTCCTTTGCCTTTCTCCTCATTGCTTTCTTGCATAACCTCTAAATGGTCATAGGTTTTTTTAATCAGCACCTTCGATACATCCACTTTAAGCAGTTCCATCAACTGCATACAATACGATTCTGCCATAGGCATAACCGTATCTTGATACAATGACTTCCACGCGGTGTTTTGATTGTTGAAAGTACTTCCTTCAAGTTGCAACAAGTCTTTAGGATAGCCTAACCCCGTTGCGATGTCAAACGTGGCACGTTTATAGGTTTCATTCAGTCCTAACTCCGTTGCATTGAATGACATTGACTGCCATTGAAGGGCTGCGTCTGTTATGATGATTTGGCTTTGATCCGGTTGGAATCCGTATGCATTTTTAAAGTCACGTTGTATTTCATCTCTTGCTTCCGTTGACATCGGCTCCCTATCAAGTTCACCCGCTGCTGTGTTTGCTAATATACCTCTCGGACCTCTATGCGTCATCATTTCGTTTTCTGCGTTGTAGTACGAAATCAGAATTGATATTGGCTTGCTTAGTGGTCCTAATGGTGATTCAGGTAAATAAAAGTTATCAGTCGGTAATGTATTGGCGGTGAAGAAATAGACCTTATCAGGATTGATAACGGTATCAAATTGCCCGTATTTGAAAGTAAACCTATCAATCCAATCGCTGTTCTTCCTTACATTATACGGGTTCTTTCGGTCATCAATGACTATATCGCAGAACTGAGGAGGAAGTACCCACATCTCAGTCGGTGGGAATCCAATCGGCCCCTTAAAGATAACAGGGCAATACCCATAAGCACGGGTATAACCTACGACTTGGGCTTCGAATTGCGCCTGTGTTTGTAGCGTGTTTGGTTTCTTGATGATGCCTTCGATTTCAGCATACGCACCACGCACGGCCTTTCCTGATTCGGGATTGACTATCTGGGTCAAGCCATTACCAAACGCCTCAACTTCATTATTGATAATTGTGGATACAACAGGGCATTCTTTCAATGCCTTCAGCACTCCATCCGGTGTTCCTGATTTCTCCCATTTGATAGCACCGTTTAGCCAAAAGAATTCATAAGGCTTTGATATATCAATGATTCTATTTTGCTGCTTTACAGCATCTTTCTTTTTGAACAGATTTGAAAAAAAATTAGCCAATATCCACTCTTTTAAATGGTTATTGGCTTCTAATTACTGAGCCTTGTTTTTATCAGTATGTTTTGTTAGTGTAACCCTTGCAGGACTTACACCTTATACTAATTTTAGTGCCTTTAGTGAATTTACCCTTCATAAGCAATTTATCACAAACTTTGCCTTTTAATTTGCCCTCTGTGATAGTTTGCTTACAACGGATTTCATCCAATACAGCATTTCCGCTATTAGTCACGCTGTAAAATTAAACAATCTTTTTTGAATTCTGCAAATTTTTTATAAATGTTATTTTCATGAAGTGGCCATTATCCGAATATTTTATTTGGTAAATATCAGAATATGTACTAAGCGCCCAATGTTTAACCTTTTCATTGCAGACCAATAAGACCTCACATTCATTGCCAATGCCTGACTGCTCAAACTCATGCAACTTAGCCCATACCTTATCACGGGCGTATTGCTCATAAAACAAAGACCTTGCAGTACCTATTTGCATTCGGGGTAAATCATTATACGGTTCAAATTGGTATCTATCTTCCAAAATATCGGGGTTTGATTGTATGCCTCAAGTTCACTTGGTTTAAATCTACGTTGTTCGGTGATTACATTGCCATCCTTAACATTCTTACAGGTGTACTTTTCGCCTCTTGTGCATGATAGCAAACCGATAGCCATTATTGTTGTTAAGTATTTCATTGAGCAAATATACATCATTTTCGATTTCTGTATGAAAATATTGCATATCTAAGCGCATCCATAGCATGGTTAAAAGAATCCATTGGTTTGTTTGTAGGCTGCCCATCAACTTCAATAAACCGGTATTTCTTTTCCTCCTCAGCTATGTTCTTCGATGACCTTGTGTAAGCTATGCGCTTTTGTTTAACGTGCAGGATACCCGGCATGATTTCCTTCTTTTCGGCCATCACCGCTGATACTTTTAAGCGCCTGAGTTGCAAAACATATTCTTTGTCATGGTCGCAATACATGACCTGTCCTGACTTGTAGCCGTTCTCTATGGCGTGTTCCTGAATAGCTGCCGGGCTTAGTCCCGTAATGTAGGCGCATTCATGCACGATGTAATCCCACTCCATGCCCGGCTTCATTACATAGACCTTTACTAATGCAGTCGGGTCATTGGTGTATCCAAAGTCACAACCCCAAATGACATTGGACACGTCCTCCATCTTAACCGAATCCACTACCCCGAAATGATACACCGCACCCGACAAACGGCCCGTTAATCCTCTGGCATAAACCTTCCATAGTTCAGGGTCTTGTATGCGCTCGATTGAATCCCTAATGTCCTGAGGTAAATATGAGTTATGAACGTGCCATGACCTGATGACCTTAACTGATGGATATTCGGTTTTGTTCTCGATGATGCGCTCATGCACCCAAAACCGAAATGAAGGGTTGTAATCTAAATACGTCCTTACATACGTCCTCATGTTAGCTTCAAAGAAAAGCATATAATCCACCCTTGTAGCTTCATTTAAGTACAGGATATGTCGTTTACCTCCTTTGGCTTGTTCGGCGTTCTCAAATGATTTAAACTCAATTATTGTTCCGTTCTTGAATGTATAAACCCTATCGGATTTGTTGAAGTCCTTAACGCTTCGTTTTACCAACGGATTATTCGCCACAAGTTCGGCCATTATACGCATGGTATCCTCTTTTAGCTTCGGGACCGTATTACTAACCACCGTGATGACATAGTTAGGGGCTGCCATTGCAATCGTCACAAGCACCTGCATAATGCAGTACGATTTACCTGATGATGTGCCGCCTTGATTAATTACGATTCGCTCTGGGGCAAATAGATTTGCGTAATAAAGCGGGTCGGGTTGTTTGACAAATGGGCTATGTAGTTGCTCCATCCGTATTATTTGGAAACTCAAGTTTTAATCCAACGGGAGCAATGATGTTAAGTTGTGCTACGTCTTTGCCTTCGCTGTCGGTGTTGGCAACGGGCGTAACCACCTTACCATAAGCCCTATCTAAAAGAAGTTCAGCGGCTTTTATATCGCCATCCAAAGCCCGTTTCTTAACCGCTTCCAATATCTGCTCAGCGGTTTGTATTCCGTTCTTATCTTCGGTGGACATTATTTTTTTCATCAATTCCTTCAATGCGGGGATTTCTTTAGGCCGTCCGTTCGGGTTTCCTGATTGGCCTTTTTTGAACGGCGTCCCTTTACCGACTACGTTTTGTGGGTTTGGCATAAATGGACTGTTTTAGGACTGTTTCACTTTGAAATACAAAGCAAATATAAACTATATTTCTCAAAACCAAACAAGCCCCTAAAAAGGAGCCTGCTTAGAAAATGATAAAACAACAATTGAAAATGGATTGGGCAAAGGTAATTAATAAATCCAAATAATACAAATTAAATCCAATACCATTGCGATATAGATTAGGTAATTGATTCCTAAATAATACTTTCGTTTCATCTTCTTTTCATTGTGTTCGATTACCGGAACGGCTGCGAAAAGTAGCAGCAGGATTGTTAGGAGGAGTTTCATTTGATTATTGTTTTTGTTTTTCTGTGAATAATTCAATAGCTTTTTGTGGGGCGCTTATACATAGCTTATAAAGAATGTCATCTATTTCCGCTATGGACAATTGCTTGTTTTCTCTCATGCTCCAAATCTTGATTCGGGCATCGTAGATTTCGTTATGCACTACGTCATAAAGTTCTGTTCTTTTTTTGTCGGATAGGGTCATGGTGTTATAATTTAAAGATGGTCTGTTATGGCCTTGCGGATTATTGATTGGAATGGTTATGTAGTTGGGTTAAATAACATTCTTTACATATCCCTTTAGCATTGTCAGTTATTTTTATGTTATTCGCGTCAATGTAAAAGTACATTGTTCTGTACTTCACTTTTGTATCGCATTTACCACAAGCGATTAACTCATTTAACTGCTTTGGATTTTTTATACTTAATTTAATTCTGTGCTTTTTCATGCGGGTTAACTCTCTAACTCTAAGCTGTATCTTTTGAATATAACCTGCCATTCTTCCAATGATAAGTCTATGCCGGCCTTTCTAATTGCTTTTGCCTTTGCTATTTTTGTAGTACCCTTCATTTCAAAAATGATTTTAAATGCCGCTGAAATTTTTTTATCAGATGCGCTAACTAAAGACCCTGAATGAAAAAAGGTTTCAACTTCGTATTTTTTAGCCAGCCCCAAAGGTGTCATTTCTGTTCCGGTTACTTTAAACTTCGCTGTCATTTTCTTATTGTTTTAAATCTTACGCAAATGTATACCATATATTCAATCTAACAAATTTATTTTGAAAATTCTTTTAAAATATTTTGCGTTAACAAATACATATCCTCGAAAGATCGGACGGTGTGGTATATCCCGCCACCTTCACGAACCCATTGCATGAACTCCTGTTGGCTCTTTAGGTGCTTCTCATTCCGTTGCTTAGTTTCGATATAAACGGCCCGCCCTTTGTACATCCCATGCAGGTCGGCAAACCCCTTGTTTGTACTCGGAATGAATCCAACACCGACCCGATATTTACCCTCTGATGATATTCTCTTCAGTACATTTCCGGTGTAATACCCCCAAACCGCCTGACATAAGGCATTAAAGTTATTGGTATTAAACGCTTTTTTAGACACTCCCGGTATTCGTTCCACCAATGTAGGCACACCGTTTTCATCTGCTTTGTAAATATCCTGCCGTTTCTTGATGACTTTAGTGGTTATAAGAGGGAATGATTTTTTAAAGAATCCGACTGGCATTTGTTGCCGTCTGCGCTCATTATAGAGGGCTTCGAATTCGGATTGGGTGATTAGGTTTATATCAGATTTGTACTGTTTTTTATCAGGTATTTCGCAATACTCTTTATATTGTTTTGTGTGCTCATATAAGGAGTCAATTTTAATCTTTTTATATATTTCAATCCATTCGCTTAAGTTAACAACAATGGTTTTAAATATCTCTACCCTATAGCTTTGTGAATTATCACTTATTCCCTTTAGCATTCCAGATAACCACTTTTTTGGTTCACCTCCTGAAATTCTATAATCATCAAATAATTCCTGCAAATAAGGTACTATTGTTTCAATCGTGAATGACTCGTTTTTTAACAGCTCAATGGCTTTTTTTATACTCATATTATGATTTTTTATAACTTTACACTTTTTTGACAAATTTGACAAAAATTTGACAACAAGAATGCCCTGTTTATAGGCGTTTCGGGCGAAAAGTGTCAAATTTTGACAAATTTTACATTTTTTATTTTTTTGACATTTTTATTTACTCTTAATTTTTCATTTTCCATTTTGTCAACTTTACAAATCTTTTCTAACTTATTGATTATCAACGATTTACATATTACTGCGTTTGACACTTTTGACAAATTTTACATTTTTACATTTTGTCAAGTTCTTTTTTCCAATTGTAAACCGTTTGCCGGCTTACCTCAAGTTGTGAGGCTACAGATGCCGTTTTTATCTTCGGATTTTTGCGGTACATGGCCTCAAATATTTCGAACGGAGTCCGGCCTTGATTGCTCTTTGATACCTCTTTTATTTGGGCTTCATCTCTGCTTGTTGACCTTATCTTTCGTGACATGGATGTGAAGTACTCCGCCAACCTTTCAGCCCCTAAAACGGCCTGTTTTGATACCTCCCTGATATTTACATCCGTTTCGGTAACGGAGGCATTCAGGAAGTGCAATAAAAGCGAAAAACGCGGTATATAAGATTTCATCTTTGGAAGGCCGCTTTTAGCGTATTCGTTTATCTCGTCGCTGTTCTGTTGATGGGTTATCTTGTTAAATATCCGTATCCATTCCCGTTTGGCCTCCTGTGACCAATTACACAGCATCGGGACCACTTCGCCATCCAAATCGAATTCGACCATCTCATTGCGGACGGTTTCATACATTGATACCACCGCCTCCTCATACCAATGGACAAT